TTAAGAAACATAAGAGAAAAGAAAATGGCTGATATCACAGCCAGACAAAAAGCTACTCAAGGTATTGAAAGAGTTTTTGATAAGATGAGAAGAAACATACCCTTGAACCCAGACGATCAAGCCGCTCTTCAAGGTTCTGGTTTTAAAACACCATTAGATAATTTTAAAGGCTTTGAACCTAAAGTTATTGAAGGTGGTAAAGACTTAACCATGAAAACTCGTATGGGAGAAATACCCTACATAGAAAGTCCAACTCAAACAATTATACAAGGCGGTAAAAGAGTTCCTGTTAAAATACCAAAAGGTGTAAAAGATGATTTGTTAGAATCTTTTGATAATGTCATGGTAAGAGGTGAAGATACAAAATACGATGCTGATGTTTTAGCAACGGATCTTGCAGAGAGAAGAGGTTTTATTAAAGAAGGTCAAGATGCTACTGACATGGATCAAAAAGATTATTCTAAAATATACAGCGAAGCGTATTCGTTTTTAACTAAATCTAGATTTTTAAATAAACCAAAGAAAGCAAAAGGTGGTATCGTAAGTGCTGTAAAAAAATTACAAAAGAAGTTTGGCAAAGACATTATTCAAAAAGGCAAAGCACCAAAAGACAAAGGTGGTAGAAAAAAACTTAAACAAATGTTCGAAGACTTTAACAAAAGAACAAAGAAAGAAGGCGGTGGTCTAGCTTACATGTTAGGTGAGCCAAGAGAAAACTTCGCTGATGGCGGTATGTCTAGAAGAACGTTCTTAAAAATTATGGCAGCACTAGCTTCGTTCCCTGTTGTGGGTAAACTTGCAAAGACTACAAAGGTAGCAAAAAACGTAGCGCCTATCGTAACACCAACAGCAGATATGCCAGCACACTTCCCTAAACTTGTAGAAAAAATTTTAAGAGAAGGACAAGTAGTTAAAAAAGATTTTGTTAAAAAAACTGGTGATGTAACAACATACAAACACCCAGATAGACCTGACATAGAACTAACCGTTGAAGGAGAAGGTAATAGAATACAATTAGATTTTGAAACTGATCAAGGTATGAAAGCAGGTTATGAGTTTAGAAAAGGAGATGTTATCGATGACCCTGCAAGTAGTATGAGAGGTAAAAGAGTTCCTGAATTTGATCAAGGCGAAGTTAAATACAGAGGAAACCAAGATGGCAGTTATACAAAAGATTTTGAAGAAGGTATAGATACAGGCACGGAGAATCTTGATGAGTTTGCGGGTGTGGGAAAACAAAAAACAAGTAAGTCTAAAGTTAATTTACCCGAGTCTGATGATTTTGCAGATGGCGGACTAGCAGGTCTATTAGGAGAATAATGAAAGTAAAACATTACAACGAGATGATGGCCTATCTAACTCGTTCAGGGTTCAATGGCGGTGGTTCGGTATCCAATAGAACTGTTTTACCAAAAAGAAAACCACCAGAAGAAGTTAAGAAAAGAAAAAAGATAAACTACGAAAAGATTAAACAATATCTTGGAAAAGAATCACAAGAGCTTATTGAAAGAGAGCTTGGTTTTAGATTTGGGGGCAAGGTTAAAAAAACAAATCTACCTAAAGGAGTTACATGGAATGAAGCAAGAGGCAACTATAGAGTTATAGGAAAAAGAGGAGGAAAACAAATACAGGTGCAGTTTGGTTCAAGAGACTATGAAACTGCTAACGAAGCTTTAGAAGCTGCTACTAAAGAAGCAGAAAAGTTTTTTGAAACTCCAAGGGATTTTGGACAACAGAGCCAAACAAAATTAAATAAAAAAAATTTAAAAAGTTTTATAACAGAGTATCAAAAACAAAATAAAAAACTTCCAACTAAAACTATTGTAAGAGAACAACTAAAAACCAGTGATAATGTAATCGATAAAGTTTTAAGTGATAACCCAGAAATAAAACTTGATGTTGCAGGCAGAGACCCTAGTAAACTTAAAAATATAAAAGATGCCGCAAAAAAAAGATCTAATAAACCTAAAATAGATTTTTGGACTAAAAATCAACCTATAGATAAAACAACAGGCAAAGTGTATGATTTAAACACATATTTAAATTTACCTAAAACAACTAGACAAAAAATTGATAAAATAACTTTAGGAATTTATGAGCCCCCAGTTGGTTCTGGTAAATATACTTATCAACTAACACCTTTTGGAACAGATCAAAAAAACAGAACTTTAACTTTTATGTATAGAGCAGCTGACCATCAAGCTAGAAAAGATGTAGAAAACCCAACATACGAAGTTGTAAGAAAACAAGGAAAAGTTGTGGGTATAAAAGATAATAGGTTAAATCAAATTTATGGTCCCTCAACAAAAGATACTATTAGCAGAGGCTACACTCCAATAGCACAACACCCTGATGATCCAAAAGTACAACAATTTATAAGTGCTTCAAAATCAGAGATATCAACTAGCCCTAAAGTTTTAGAAAGTTATTTTATTAAATATGGAAAAACACCATCTTATGCTCAGATATATAATTATTTAAACAACGTTCCTGGTTCTAAAAAAAGTTTTACTGATAATCCACTACACTTTCATCATCAAGCTTTAGTTGAATTTGAACCATCTAAATACGGACAATTACTTTTAGCTGATAAAAATACGTACATAGAAAAACAATATCAAAGTTATAAAGCAGGAAATATTTCTTTGGAAGAGTTTGATTCTAACTTAAAAAAAATTAAAACTAGATTTAGAGTTCCAGAAACAGGAAAATTTGTTGGTTCTTTAGCTAGAGATGTGCCAAACCTAACTCAACAAATAGCTACAGCTAAAAGAGATATAGTTTCACAATTTAAAAAAAGACTTGCAGAAAATCCAAACATTGCTGATGATTTAGTTAAGGCTGTAAACGCTTTACCTAAATATAAAAAAATTAAAATATGTAACAGTTTAGCTGAAGGTGGTTTGCCTGGAGATTGTGCTAAAGCTATTGAAAAAGATCCAATTAAAACTTCAAACACTGTTATTGAAGAAACTAAAAATTTACCAAAGGCTGTAGGAGGCAAAGCTTTGCAAGCAGCTAGGTTTATAAAAAATATTGCAGGACCAGCGGCAATAGCTGGTGAAGTGGCTATTGAAGGTGGAATGATAGCAAACAAAGCAATTGGAACCGGCATGCCAATGAAACAAGCTTTTGGTGAATCTATTTTAAATTTAGCGTTAGGTCCAAAGTTAAGGGTTGATGTTGAAGCAGAGCGTGCAAAAGAATTTGCAAAAGGTGAAGACTTTGCTATGGCAGAGCGTGGGAGAAGAAAAGCTCCGTTTCTAGCACAAGGCGAATATGCGGACAGATTAAGAAGAGAGGCAAGAATTGCAGAGATGCAACAAAAGTTTCCAGGAGTTAGTGAAGATGCACTAAAACAAGAATTATTAAAACAAGACCCAAATATAGATTTGAGCTTATTTCCTGTGAGCGATTTTAAACAAGCAGTAGATGATCAAATAAAAACAGAGTACTTTGCAGATAACTTCAGACAAGAAAAAGCAGGGGGTGGTATTATGAAAATGGCAGGTAAATCATCAGGTGTAGCCCCAGAATCAGGACCCACACCAGATGGACCAGAGGGTTTGTTTTCTGCATTAAAATATGTTAAGAAACCGTAGGAGTTTAAATGGCAGATATAGATAAAGGACTTCCTAACACTCGTACCCAAATTAAAGTTCCGGGCGAAGAGGTCGAGATAAAGGAAGAAATAAAAGAACAAGCACCTGTAGAAGTTATTCCTGAAGAGGATGGTGGTGCGACTATAGATTTTGAACCAGGTGCAATTAATATACCTGGCACAGAAAAACATTTTGATAATCTAGCAGATATTTTACCTGAAGATATTTTAGAACCTCTAGGTTCTGAATTAAAAAATAATTACATGGATTACAAGATGTCTAGAAAAGATTGGGAAAAATCTTACACAGATGGACTTGACCTATTAGGATTTAAATACGAAAATAGAACGGAGCCATTTCAAGGAGCTTCAGGTGCCACGCACCCTGTGCTAGCAGAAGCTGTTACACAGTTTCAAGCTACAGCATACAAAGAGCTATTACCAGCAGATGGCCCAGTAAGAACACAGATCTTAGGGGTTAACAATCCTGGGAAGCAGCAACAAGCTGAACGTGTAAAAGATTTCATGAACTATCAAATCATGGATCAGATGACAGAATATGAGCCAGAGTTTGACTCAATGTTATTTCATTTACCTCTTGCAGGATCCACATTTAAAAAAGTTTACTACGATGATTTATTAGGCAGAGCAGTATCTAAATTTGTACCTGCCGATGATTTAATTGTACCTTACACAGCAAACAGTTTAGCAGAAGCTGAAGCTATTATTCACGTTTTAAAACTATCAGAAAACGATTTAAGAAAACAACAAGTAGCGGGTTTCTATGCTGACGTAGAATTAACACCACCAGGCATGGTTGTTAATGATGAAGTTTCAAAAAAAGAAAAAGAATTAGAAGGCACTAAAAAATCTGGAAAACAAATTCCTATGTATACTCTTCTTGAGTGTCACGTAGATCTAGATTTAGAAGGCTTCGAAGACATTGGTCCAGACGGCGAGCCGACTGGTATCAAGCTACCTTACATCGTAACTGTTGAAGAAGGTAGCGGAACGGTTCTTTCGATAAGAAGGAACTATGCGCCCAATGATCCAAAGAAACAAAGGGTCCAATATTTTGTCCACTTTAAATTTCTGCCAGGACTAGGATTCTACGGATTTGGATTAATACACATGATTGGCGGATTGAGCAGAACTGCAACAGTCGCTCTCCGCCAATTATTAGATGCAGGAACTTTGTCAAACCTACCTGCTGGTTTCAAACAAAGAGGGGTGCGTGTTAGAGATGAGGCTTCTCCAATTCAACCCGGTGAATTCAAAGATGTGGATGCGCCAGGTGGCAATCTACGTGAAGCTTTCTTCCCTCTACCATACAAAGAACCATCAGCTACTCTATTACAATTAATGGGTATTGTGGTTCAAGCAGGTCAGAGATTCGCGGCTATATCAGAATTACAAACCGGTGAAGGCAACAGTAATGCAGCTGTAGGAACAACGATCGCTCTTCTTGAAAGAGGATCTAAAGTTATGTCTGCAATACACAAGAGATTATACAACTCAATGAGACATGAGTTTAAATTATTATCAAAAGTTATATCAACTTATTTACCACCAGAATATCCATACGATGTTGTAGGTGGAGCTAGACTTATTAAGCAATTAGATTTTGATGACAGAATAGATATATTACCAGTAGCAGACCCAAATATATTTTCTATGTCACAAAGAATAACATTAGCACAAACACAATTACAGTTAGCTACATCTAATCCACAAATACATAATTTATATTCTGCTTACAGAAACATGTACGAAGCGATTGGAGTTAAAAATATTGATTCAGTTTTACCTCCGCCAGCGCCTGTACAACCTATGGATCCAAGTATGGAACACATTTCTGCTCTTACAGGAAAACAATTTCAAGCTTTTCCTGGTCAAGATCATAGAGCACACATTACAGCACACTTAAACTTTATGTCTACTAATATTGTTAGAAACAATCCTGCTGTTATGGGTTCAATACAAAAAAATATTTTAGAGCATATTAGTTTAATGGCCCAAGAACAGATACAATTAGAGTTCAGGGATGAATTAATACGTCTTCAAGCCTTACAACAATCAGCTCCAGTGGACCCAAGAGCTGCACAAGAGCTACAAGTTATTACACAACGTATAGAATCTAGAAAATCTGTGTTGATTGCAGA